CCGGCCGTAGTGATAAGAAAATACAGCGGCTGCATCCTGGCATCCCCTGAGCCCTTAGTCATAACATCGTACAGTTTCCGGTTCGGCTGGGTGTGCAACTCATCAAACACCACCCCATGAGTATTGAAGCCATGCTTGTTTGCCACATCAGCTGACAGAACCTGATAAATGCTCCCAGTCGGCTGGTAGATCAGTCTCTTTTGAGAATCCAGGATCTTGCAGCGCTTATTGAGCGCAGGACACATGCGGACCATGTCTGCCGCTACATTGAAAACAATAGATGCCTGGTTTCGATCAGCTGCACAGCCATAGACTTCTGCCCTCTCTTCTCCATCGCCACAGGTAAGAAGCAAGGCCACTGCCGCAGCAAGTTCACTCTTACCCATCTTCTTTGGTATTTCAACATACGCGGTATTGAACTGCCGGTATCCATTTGGCTTCAGTACGCCAAATACATCCCGGATGATCTGTTCCTGCCAGTCAATCAGTTCAAACGGTTCCCTGTACCACTTACCCTTTGTATGGCGCAGACTCTCAATGAAACTGACAGCATAGTCGGCACAGGACCTATCGTAGTAAGAATCCTTTGCCATGAATTTTGTCGGTATGTATTTCTTAAGCTTCCGCATTGCCATAGTCTTCATCCACGAAAAAGCGCACCCCGCAGGATGCGCCCTCTCTGTAAATTATTTATCTTGTGGTTACCCTTTCAATCCCCCATGCCATTGCGTGGCCCGCATCTTCAAATCTGTCTTCGCTGATCTCGTCAATATAAAGCTCTGTTTCGCAGGTGGGCTTTGTGCCTTTCAGTGCTTCATAAATGGCTGTGAAGTAGCAGGGTTTACCACATTCGTAGTAGTATCCAATCTTGATCAGGTATCTTCCATAGAAGATTGCGGCTTCGCCGTCGCTTCCTTCAATCCTTTCCTGTGTCGTGATCTCCGGCAGTCTGTATTCTCTTCTCAGGTCTTCTCTTGTCATCTTGTTTCTCCTTCCGGGGTGTCTCCCCTTGTTTTGTTAGTGTATATATCACTCTGAAGGAGATGCTTATCCAGTAGATTCTGCGGTATATATGTACCAAAGAATCACAGTAAAACTGTATATTACTCACCCGTCATAATGAAGTGGATGTACTTGTCTTTATGGTCCTCAATGAAAAGCACAAGGTCAAAAAATTCAAGATCATAGGCGAGCCGCTGCACACTGTTCGTATCAAACATGTTAGTCTTACCAGTATCTCGGATTGTGAGGATCTGCTGCTTTATCTTCTCCGTCATATCACTTTCCCACCTTCCTGCAGGAATCGACACCGTATACTACGGAAAGGCCGCAGCCATTATCCCAGTTCACAATGATGGATCCGATGTCATCCACGCCTTCCACCGTTCCCTTCGTACCTATGGGCGGCGCCTGTACATCATCCATTTGGGTAAGTTCTACACGGGTACCGTGGGGATAGGTTTTCCGAAGTTTCGCAAGCGTATTCTTATCAATCATCTTTCCCTCCTTTGAAAGCGCTGGAACCGCTGAGGTTCTGAAGAAGTACTTTCCGGTTTTCTTTGTATTCCGGCCCGATGAATCCCAGCCGGAGAAGGAAGCAGCGGAATGCGTATTTCTCGTTTTCCTCCTGCCTATCCTTTACGGTTACATGCTTTGCCTCTTTCGCCATGGCGCCCAGCTTTCCGATGAATGCAGCGTATGCCATGGAGCAATCCGCATCCGGCTGTCTCCGCCACCAGGGAAATGTAATCTCATCCTCTGTAACAGTGACCGTAAGGTTTTCTGTTCTAAGGGCTTTCTGAATGAGGCTTGCCTTCCCGTTAACCAGGCGCTTTAAATTCTCGATCGCATCATCCGAAAAACCTTCCTTCGGAAGGGAAATGGAAAAGCCGTCTGCTGCAGGAATAGGCTTGTCCATCGATACCGTTTTGTATCCGGCGCCGGCAAGCGCATCAATGAGGTGCACTCCCTTAATCTCATCTTCGCAGCAAACCGTCCCTTCCTTGTCTACCGTGAAAATCCCGATCTTGTACCCGCAGGTCGGAACTCCCAGGTATTCAGGCGTCACCTTGGTAATGGTTTCGATTGTCTTTACCAGTGCTTTTCTTTCTGTTCCTCTTACGTTGTAAGCTGCCTTCATGGCTGCTACCTCCTTTTGTTTGGTAGTACATATATCACTCTGGAGGCCTGCGTTAGCAACGGTGATACCACACAATCTGTACCATAAATCATTGTGTAATTTATGAAGCCTTCTCCTCATCCGGCAGGTCACCATAAGCGATCTTTTCGCCGTTTCGGATAAGGAACACACCATCGGCATTACCGATCTGTTCAATGTATCGCTTCACAATGACATCGCAGTACTTCTCATCCAGTTCAATCATGTCGCAGATGCGGCCTGTCTGCTCACAGGCAATGAGCGTCGACCCACTTCCGCCGAACGGATCAAGGACGATGCAGTTTGACATGCTGGAGTTCACAATCGCGTATGCAAGCATCACCACAGGTTTCATGGTCGGATGATCCGCATTCTTCTTGGGCTTATCGAACTCCCAGATCGTGGATTGCTTCCTGTCGGAATACCATTCGTGCTTTCCGGTTTTCTTCCAGCCAAACAGGATCGGCTCATGCTGCCACTGGTATGGTGAGCGTCCAAGGACAAGTGACTGTTTCTTCCAGATGCATGTGCCGGAAAGATAAAAGCCGGCATCCGCAAATGCCTTCCGGAAGTTCAGTCCTTCCGTATCCGCGTGGAATACATAGATCGATGCATCATCCGCCATGGCCTTTTCTGTATTGGAGAAAGCCTCAAACAGGAACTGGTAGAATTTATCGGAAGCCATGTTGTCGTTCTGGATCTTTCCGGCACTTCCCTCGTAGTTCACGTTATACGGAGGATCTGTCACGGTAAGGTTTGCCTTCTTCCCACCCATCAAAAGATCAAAGGATTCTGCTTTCGTACTGTCGCCGCAGACCAGCCGGTGATTCCCAAGGAACCAAAGATCACCTTGCTTTGTAACTGCTGGCTTCTTCAGCTCCGCATCAACATCGAACTCGTCTTCCTTCACCTTTTCCAAGTCCCCGGCGAGCTTATTGAGTTCCGCGTCAGAAAAGCCGAGCAGGGAAAGATCAAAGGAATCGGCCTGCAGGTCAGACAATTCAACGGAGAGCATTTCTTCATCCCACCCGGCATTCAGAGCAAGCTGATTATCCGCAAGGATATATGCCTTCTTCTGTGCATCCGTAAGGTTCTCCGCAAACACACAGGGAACAGTAGAATATCCTTCCTCCCGCGCTGCCTGTACTCTGCCATGTCCAACAAGGATGTTGTAATTGCCATCTACCACTGCCGGCGATACAAAACCGAACTCCCGAAGGGATGCCCGGAGCTGCGCAATCTGTTCTTTGCTGTGGGTTCTGGCATTCCGTGCATAGGGAACCAACTTATCGATCGGTACCTGTTCAAATTTCTGTGTATCCATTTATGCCCTTCCTTCCCTGGACTTTAAAAGGCGCTCCATCACATCGTTCTGTGGGGTTGCGCCTTGGTACTCTGTACTACAGTTTTCACGGACCACCTGATAGATGGAAGCCCAGAGTTGATTCGTCTGTTTCATGTAGTTCTGTTCCATTGCTACATAGGGTGATGCAATAGGTGCACCGGTCGTCGGGTGCTTCGATAGACTTCCAAACCTGCTGATCGCCTGTTCTGACAAGATCCATCTGGCCACGCACATCGCGTATTCCTGGACGAGCTGGATACTGATCAGCCGTTCACATCCGCAGCTCTTAAGCCAGTTCCAAGTCTCCGTGTACACTTCCTCTGCACAGAGATCATTGCCATCACGCTGCTGCTCTTTCATGAACTCTTTTACTGGCGGCATGTCTACACCGGTAAGATCTGGCGGTTCTGGCAAATCAATCATTGTAAGCGGATGCTTCCCGGGATTCCCTGCCGCGATTTTCTCTGCCAATGGCTTCCTCGGCCGGCCGCCACTTCCCGGCGTTGGACCACGTCTTCCCATTCATAACTCCTTTGGGGCAATACCCCTTTTACTTTTGCGTTTTCGCACATTTGACCCCGGCACCGTTGTCCTCGAAAACGATTACAGAGATTCAGACCGCCCCTCCCGGCCTCTGATGCCAGCGATCACCTCTCGTTGCATGCAATCTTGAATGGCATTCCTGGCACATCGACATAAGGTTACTCGAGTCGTTCGATCCGCCTTCTTCCAGCGGAATGATGTGATGGACCAATACTGCCCTCGTATACCTACCGTTCTTCAGGCAGTTCTCGCACAGAGGTTGAGAAGCTAACTTCATTTTCCGGATCGTCTTCCACGGTCCTTCATATCGCTGTCGTTCCTCTTCCTTCCGGCCGTACTGTTCATACTGCTTGGCAGCAATCTTCTTATGCTCTTCACAATACCGTTCACCGTAAGGAACGAGTTCTTTGCAACCAGGGTAGGAACAAGGATGCTTCGGTTTGTATGGCACGGTTTCCTCCAAAGAAAAAGCCTCCACAGGATTCGTTCCCGTGAAGGCCTCGTTTCATCTTCTTTTGTCAGTCTAATACTATCAGATATGCCGCATGGCTTACCATGGCTTTTCATGGTCAATTTCATTTGAATCGATCATCAAGATATTTCTGCACCTCTTCCAATGCTCTGCCATGCAGTCGTTGTACCCACCGAACATCAAGTGCCATCTCCTGGGCGATAACATCCCACTTCTCCATTTCGATGTACCGCTTCTGCAGGACCATCTGATACTCCGGTTTGCTGACCGATTGTATGACCTGTAGAAGGTCACGCTTTAAATCTACCAGCCTGTCGATCTCTCGGTCGATCTCATTCTCCAGATCATAAATCTTAAGCACTGTGCACTCCACTCTCGATGGATCGCCACTCAGGGGTTTGGGCATATCAGAGAACGTTGCCGTTACCTTGGTTGCCAGTGTATGCAGTCCGTCCACCTGTGCGATGTTACTGTTAATCCTTGCATCCAGGAAGTAGGCCTGGGACAAATATTCTTTAGCGTTTTCCATATCCTGTTT